TAGGATCTTTATTATGAGAACACGCTCCAAAACGATAGCCCTTCGTACAATGGCTCAACCAGCACAGAATGTGATTGAGTCAGATGTATACTGTTCCGGTACCCCGTCTTCGACTTCGTCGAATTATGGGATTCCGTCATTCAGTATTGTAACTGCTTCATTGGAAGAAGTTATGACAGATGAGCTCGGTAAACACAAAGTGAATACCGTCTCTCACCGGCGTCACCAGTGGGACATTGGCGAAACGTTAGTTCAATGCGCTCCTAACACTATTAGTGGTAGGGCTTGCATTTCTACTGTTTCACCTGTGCCATGGGTGATGCAAGGTAACGAGTACTTTAGAAGTACTTTTTATGGTTGGAATATTAATACTCCAAACATGTTACCCGGTGGTTGGTCTATCGCTTCATTATCCACCGTTGATGAGCTTTCGCTCAAAGACGACGTTATCGATAAGGCCAAAGACCTTAAGGCCGATGTGCTTCTCGATCTCGTGGAAGCTAATCAGATGTGGCCTACGATGGTTGAACTTGCCTTGTCACTCCCTCGTTTGAAGGAGGACTGGCGTTCAATTCGTAAGGTCATTAAGACGGCTAGTAATGCATATCTCGCATGGAAATTCGGCCTTAAGCCGGTTCTATCCGATATTGCAGCTATTAATCGTCATCTGCCTAAGCTTGTTAAGGATATGAAGGCTCATGGCGATCAGGAATCTCACAGATATTCTCGTTCGAGAGTACTTGTGCCTAGTTTCAACGGAGGTCATGTACCTCCTGTTGGATCTTTGTATCATCACCATGCCACTGGCAGTGTGATTGATGATCCTGAAGTTCGCTATGTCTTAGTAGTGAAGCCTAATACGAAGTATTATTCTGATTTCTTTAAGAAAGCAGATTACGCTTTGTCTAGGTTTGCGACGTCGCCGTTCAGTCTAGCGTGGGAGTTAGTTCCTTTCTCCTTCGTTGCTGACTGGTTTGTCGATATGCGCAGTGCTCTTAGAGCCCTTGATAACTGTATAAAGTTTGAACCTTATACTGTCGTCTCGTTCTCTAGGAGTTATAGCTACAGGCTTGGCACGGCATTTTACACTGAGAATTTATCTCCTTGTAATGGTGTCGGGCTCGGGCCTTGGCCAATCGGTGCCTCACAGTATCGCCTCTACGAACGATCTCCTGTTTCTACCTCGGGTTCTTACCCAAGGTGGAAACCACGATTCGGAAAAAATCAAGCCGGCATCACTGCCGCCTTGATTAGCCAACAGCTTAACAAAGCTGTACAGGTTACGACTCGTGCGTTTCTTACCAGCAAATACAAGTAGTAGGATTAAATAACCTTCCTATTTGTTGCTGTCATTAACAGAGCTTCGATTATCGAGTACATATGTACGAGATATTCGATGTTCGCATATGCAATATGTCAGATTCAGACTGGTTTAGCTACTACGTAGTTCGATCAGTCAAGCTGGTTAACCTCCAATAAATAAAAACCATCCAAAATGAATGCCGATTTGACATTCAACTCAGTGGTTCTCAAGAAGAGTTATGATACTCAGAACGAGAGCCTCAGACAATCCACTGCTAGGGCATTAAACACGCCCGATCAGTTGATTATTAGATCCCAGCCGTACGTGGACTCGAAGACGAAAGTCTCCGGGAACCGCTATACGATTAGGGTCGATCGCCATGATATTGACGCTAATAGTACGAAGATTATATCTTCTGCCTATTGCGTCTTCGCTGTTCCGGAGACCGTGACCCAAGCGCAGTTCGACGTTTTAGTCGCTACGTTTAAGGCCGCAGTTGCCGATGCGAATCTCATCGCGAATGTTCTTAATAACGAGAAGTAATTCTCGTTATTAGAACACGATTGTCTAAGTCAGTCGGTATATTCCGTCTGTCTTAGAATTCTAAGACAGTCGGCTTGGATGGTTTCCATTCGATATGCACGTTATAGAACATACATACGTTAGCCTGCTAGCAGATGTAGCAAACCTTAGCGGATTCTCTGAAATACGAGGATCTTATAATGGCCTACAATGGTGCTTAAACGAAGCGCCTAAGCTAGAAAAGCAAGTACTGAGATCAGTCGAGACCGGTTGTGAAATCGATCTTGACAGTTTCCCAGTATGGCTGAGAAGATTAGCACTCGCGTCCTTAGTGGACCCGATAAAAATGCGTCTTCTTCGTCAGCTTTTACTGTTCTGCTATAAAGCACTCGTTACACATGACAAAGAAACAACCAAAACCGCGTTTGAGGCATTCGTTGAAACGAATGCTTCTACTGGTAGCTTTGGCTGCGACCTCGGAGGGCGCAGTCCAATCCTACTCGACGCAGTTAGGCGCCATGTTCAATCGGTTATGTTCCTGTATCGGGGTTCGGCCTTCAGGCCACACCACGGTCCAGGAGCGGTAACCACGTCGAAAGACAAATGGTTACATCGGTATTCTACTATAGAATCCCGATTCCCTCAAAGTGATTACTTTGCCCTCTATTTTAATAGAGATCATTGTGCGCAACTTGAGGATTCGATAGATCAAGACATTATTGAGGCTAAGGTTATAGCTGTCCCTAAAGACAGTCGTGGCCCTCGCCTCATTTGTGTCCATCCTGCTGAAGCCATATGGATTCAGCAAGGTGTGCGTCATAGACTTGAGAGAGCGATCTCTCATGTCAGATCGTCATATGGGCCTTGGCCGAGAGGCCATGTCCGTTTTGATGATCAGGCTGTTAATGGCTCTATCGCTCTTCACTCATCTAAATCTAGGCGTTATGCCACGATCGATATGAAGGAAGCTAGCGATAGAATCTCCGATATCTTGGTTCAAATCCTCTTTGGGAGGAATTACCCTGATTTCGGATGTTGTCGTGCTCAGAAGTTTGTTATTCCTCAAGTAGGTTCCTTCAAGAACATACGTGGGAATATTCATAGCTACGCTCCTATGGGGAACGCAACCACGT